GGCGAATTGCAGGCCGGCGAGGGCTTCGAGTTGGTATTGGTGTTTTGTCATGACGTCAAAATCCTCCATGCTGCTGCTGCCACTCTTGGAACCTGGCCATTGCCAAGGGCTTTAATTCGGTCCACCCGATAGGCCACCCCATCAGCCACTCGATCCAATCCGGATTCAGAAGGCCAGCTTTGGAGCCGTCGGGGGAAACCTGAGTGTTCAAGCGTATTTGCTGTCCCTTGGCCTTCCGCTCTTCTAAACTCTGTTTGCTCCACTTGTTGGCATCCGAGGCGTTCGGGGTCCGCCACATGCGAACAGCGGTCGCCAGGCCGTCGCCACTGGACTTGCTGACGCCCTTCCTGTTGTAATTCCCGCATACCGTCGGCGTAGGCCATAATCCAGATTCGATCACGCAAATGGGGAGCGCCGGTATCGGCCGCAGATATGACACCCCATTCGACATAGAACCCCATCTCGGCCAGGTCTCCGAGAACACGTCCGAGTCCCCGAGAAGTGAGCATTGGACTGTTCTCCACGTAGACGTATCGTGGTCGTACTTCGCGAATGATCCGTTTTTGGTGGCTCCAAAGTCCGCTTCTCTGTCCCGCAATTCCGACGCCAGTTCCTGCTGCACTGATGTCCTGGCAGGGAAATCCGCCAGATACGACATCAACAATTCCGCGCCATGGGCGTCCGTCAAAAGTTGTGACGTCAGACCAAATCGGGAATGGTCGGAGGCATCGATCGTTTTGTCGTTGCGCCAGAACTTGTGCAGCGTAGGCATCACGTTCAACTGCGCACACGGTTCGCCAGCCAAGGAGGTGCCCGCCGAGTATTCCTCCACCAGCGCCTGCGAAAAGAGCCAACTCATTCAATTTTTCTCCTTCGTTTGTTGTCGTTCTGCCCACGCCCTACGCTTTGCCTCGTCCTTCGCCCGGTTGAACAGAGGGCAAGCTTCATTGCTGTCGTCGTGGCGCCGCATTCGCTCGTAGCCGTCGCAGTAGCTGCGGCTGGTATCGAATCGGGAGCACAAGACGCAGGGCAGGGGATCGCGGTTCATGGCTGCTTGGACGTCCTCAGGCTGTAGCGCATGGGCTGGGCGTCGATCCGTTCCAAGTACTGCTGCGAGGCCTCGTCAAACCAGAAGCCGAGCTTTCCTTCCCACTCGCCGTGGCGTTGCTTCTCGCACGCGACGACGCAGGTCGGCTCACCGTTGTCCTGCTCCTTGGCGCGCTTGTTGCGCCAGACGATGAACACGTTGTCGACCAGATCGGTGATCGAGCTGGCGCCGCGGATATCGAACTTGCCGGGGGCTTTGTGCTCGCTCTCACCTTTGCGGACGTGATGCACGAGGTGGACGTGGACACGGTTGGCTTGGGCAAAGCTACACAGGTCGTTCACGAAGTCCTTCTGGCCGTTGTAGTCGTCCTCGCCGCGCACGCACTTCATGAGGCTGTCAACCACGAACTGGGTGATGCCGAAGTTCTTGTGCGCGTAGCGAAGGACGGCCATCAGGCGCTTCCAGTCGATGGCGCCCATGTGGTCGTAGATCCACAGGCGGTTGTCGGTCCAGCGGTGTAGATCGGACATGAACGGGATCGACGGCTGGTCGCCAGCGTAGGCTTGGCGGCACATGCGCTGCATCTGGCGCGGCGCCGTCATCTCGAACGAAGCGTTCATCACGCGCTCGCCCTGGTGGCACAGGTCAAGGCCGACTTGGGACAGGAACATGGACTTGCCGTGGCCGTTCACGCCAGCCCACAGCGACACTTCACCCGGGCGGAATTCGATCTTGTCCTTGGCCTTCTGCCACAGCATGGTGGGGAACTTCGGCAGGTCGGCAGGCGGGTAAAACAGCGCCGTCACTTCGTCGAGGAAAGCGGAAGCAGGGATGATGCGGTGCTGCTCAGGCTCATCCATGTACGCGCTGAAGTCGATGTTGTCAGGGATCAGGTTCATCGTGCGAATACTCGGTTGCAGGTTTCAAGCCAGTCGAGAACATCAAGTTCGTACTCCCACATGCAGACGGGCTTGGAAACGTCTGCTGCGGTTGGAATCAGGTAGACCTTCGCGCCCCATTCGCGGCCCTGGTGCCAGATGGCGAGGTAATCCGGACGGCACAGCGCAATCGCCTTCAGGGTTCGCGCCCAATTCGGTTCGTCACCGATCCAGACGCAGATGTCCAGGCCACGCACCCAACGCCATTCGTAGTCGCGGCCGGGGTCGGCGTACACGGTCTGGTTACTGCTGCGGATTTGGCCGACCAACGAGACCATGACCATCTCGTCAGGCTTAAAGCCGCGCAGGCGGGCTGCCAAAATGGGCTGGGCGTTGGTCGCAATCACACGTAGTCCTTCCCTGCGACCAGCACAGACGCTTTGACGGCATCAGCCTGGGCCAGCAAATCGGCAATGATCGGAGTGAGGTAGGCAGGGGTAATCTGGCGTGGAGCACGCTTCTTCGCGGTCTCCAGCGCCTTGCGGACAATGTCGTCGGTAACGCCTGGGTTGGAATGCCACTCGACCTTGCCGAAGGCATCGGGACCAACGTTGACGCCAGCACCGCGAAGCAGGATGCAAAGTTGTCCAAGCCTTGAGGGAGGCGAAGCCGGCAGGGGCGGGGGAGAATCCTCTCCATTCCCTTCTACTCCTTGATCCTTTCCCTTCCCTTCCTCCGACGACACTTCGAGAGGATTCGCGAGGCTTCGCGAGGACTCGTCGAATGAAGGGATTTTCGACTTGCTCGGCTTGTCAATCTTCTGATGAATCAACCAGTTAGACACTTGCACGTAGGCCGCGCCATCGATCTGGTAACGCACAATGCACCCTTCTCGCTCCAGTTCATCGAGCCAGGCCTCGACGTTCTTCCCGGTGGTGGAAACATGACCATCTTCGCCATCGTCGTATGGGAAAAGAAGGCTCGCGAGCATTCGCGAATTTCCGCGAAGTCTCCCTTCGTCGTCGGCAAGGGTCCACAACAGGATGAAAGTAAGGCGTGCGTCACGCGAGACATTCCCCATGCTTTCCGATTGCGGGAACTCAGGCTTGATTGAACGGATGCGGGCCATGGCTACGCGGCCTCCACGTACACGTTGCCGTCCTTGAGACGCTTGTAGATCGTGTTCATCGCCGCGGTGACTTCCCAGCGCTTGGCGATCGCCATTTGTTGGTCATGAATAACCAGGGCGGTTTCGATGTCGCGCAGGGCTTCGCCATCCAGGCGGAAGTTGCCAGTCTTGGCGCTGCGGATCTTGGCGCGGAAAGCGCCGTCGAGGGCCGTCACCAGCTGCTGTTCGTACTCGGCGCCGATGCCTTTCTCGCACAGGACGAGAGCGACATTGAGGGCGCAGGCGACGCAGGACCATGATTCCTCGTTGGCGTCACCAGTGCGCAGGTTCTCGAATGAGAGCCAGTAGGCGACGCCGAGATCCGTTACCTGATCGGGCTTGAGGGTAGAGGCGTTCTCGCCGCGTGCGTGGCACATAGCGATTGCGACCAGGCCGCCGTGCTGGGCGACCGGTCGAGGGCGGTACTGCTTGCGGGGTTTCTTCGACTTGCTCATGGTGGGCAATCCTGAAGTTGACGGCCTTCGACCACGACCTCGTGATGACGTGCCAGCCAACCAGACTTCCAGTCAGCTACAGCCGGCACCCAAGGATTCATGCCGTGATCGTCCAGGGTGAGGCCGCGGTCAAACGCATCTGCGCCGCGTTTGCGCATTAGTGCGGGGGTGATAACACGGATGCTGAAGTCCATCACCGCTCCTCCTGCATGAAAGCTTTGCGCAGGCGATTAGCCTCCTTCGCAAGCTCGCAAATGCTCTTGTGGAGCTTGCCGTATGCGCGGTTCTCGGCCCCCGTCTTGCGGGCGTCTCCATACGCGTTATCGCAGATCACCACGTTTTCAGTCATTGATAGAAGCTTTGTCATGTCTGGTTCTTCGGTTTGAGTTGTCAAGGCTCGTTCCTTTTTCCCCAGCTTGTGGCCGGGCTATTTGGGGGTTGTCTCCTGCCCTCGTAGACGGAAGCCATTAAAGATGGCTCCTGCCGTTCCTTGCGCCACATGCTCGGCTAGCCATACGGCCCGGACCCGGACATTTACGGGCTTCCTTCAGCCGTCCATGCGGCATAGCATGGGCATGTGCCGCCTTGTGCATCAGATCGCGAAGGAACGGGCTTCTGCCCAAACCTCCCCGAATCTGGTCGAGGAGGCTGATTTCAGCGTCGTTCAGCTTTACTTCGACGGTTCCAATACGTGCTGCGTGGTTCATGGTGAAACTCCTTGGTGTTGCGGGTTTACTAGGAGGGGACTTCTGGTGCTGCTGTTGCTAAAGGGTTACTGCGGATGGGGCTCCGACTGGCGCGCAGGACTGGCTTTTCGACGCCGCTTTGGCCTGTAGAAGGTCGGGGGAAGAAGATCAAACCGGCTGACCTTGCCAGCGACGGCCTCTTCGATGTCAGGGCAACGATCGGTTGGCGGGAACCCTTTTTTGATCCATTTGTAGACGGCCTGCTCGCTTACATCGCAGGCGGTAGCGAGCCTGGAGACCGAGATTAGGTCTAGGACTCGCTCAATCGCAGATTTGGAAGTGTTCGGCATAGCTAGATTAAACCACAGGTTTATCACGTGGTCAACCTAGGGTTGGTTGTGCTGGTAAGACAATCAACCGATGATTGAGGAATGACGAAATTGGGAACCGTTATCCGGGACAGGCTCCGGCAACTTAGTAAGACTCAGGGCTGGCTTGCAGACGAGCTGGGCGTGTCGAACAACGCCGTATCGAAGTGGATCAGTACAGGGAAGATATCGCGCGAGAACTCGATTGCCGCAGCAAAGGTGCTGGACATGTCTGTTGAGGCCCTATTGGGAGAGCCTCCGCATGAGGGGAAGGGGCAGGAAGAGGAATCTGCCGACGAGATCCTAAGGCACGTCACGGAAATGCTTGATATCTATCGCCTAGCCAGTCCTGACGACCGTGAGCGGATAGATTTTGCCTTTCGAGAGGCCCGGAACAACCTCGGAGCTACTGACAAGTTGAAGACGAAGAGTCGCGTTAGATAGCAGGCGCCCCCGGCGGATGCGCTCAAGTTCATTGCGTATAACGCCGAGTACATAGTGCCGGCCGCTGTCGTCGAGAGCATCAAACATTGTGTCGAATTCTTTGCATTGATCCATCTTGTCGTCTCCCTCCTCATTCAACAATATTTTTTGTTTGCAACTACTGTATACCCACACAGTGGAGAAATCTAGTAGCGGTTTGAAATCTGTGTTGCAAAATCACCGAATGCAAATTGTTGCAAATTCTAACGATACAAATGTACGTGCCTGGTCGATACCTGAATAAAAAGGGAAGTGAATATGAATGAATGGGGCGTTGCTGTTGTTTGTGGTTTCCTAGGCGGGATTTATTTTGAGCTAAGAAGCCTGCGATCCGATCTTGAGAAGATAGCAACGAATATACGATCCGGGAACGGCTTAACTCAGGAGGCTCTAAAACATGCAGAAAATACGAATTTCCATGTCAGCGAAATTCATAGCTTAGTCGACAGGATTGAAAGCATTTTCAATAAGATAACCTCCCGCACACTGCGATAAACGCACAGGTGCAGTCAGGCGACTCCTGACCTTCAAGCCTCCTCCCCCATGCCGGCCACGAGCCGGCTTTTTCACGCCCTAACGCCGGACGGCGCGCCCGAAGTGTTATTGAACAGCAACAACGTCTACGCGTTCAAAAATAAATTCAACCTAGGGTTGACCTCCGTATTCAACCTGTGGTTTAATGAACTCCATCGCAACCGAGCCCCCGGCAATAGCCTAGGGGCACCGAGCCCGGTAGGGCGAACCGAAGGAGACCGACATGAGCAAGCAGGAAGCAATCCGTCACGCAGTAGCCCTGTGGGAATCGGAAGACCGGACCTACTGGAAATTCATCCGCGCCAAGGTTGTCGACGATGCCCTGATGGATTTCTACGGCGTTCTGCCGCGAGCCGCCCTTGCCGCAGCGGAGGGCGCATGAACGCCCGCATGTCCACTGAGGAAGCCCGCGACGCGAAGATCCGCGAGCTCACCGCCAAGAACGCCGAGTACACCAAAGCGTTGATCTCGAAAGGTGACGTCAAGACGATCCGCGATGTTGGCAACGACGTCACCAATTACCTCGCGTTTGCCCAAGAGGATCTGAACAAGCTTGTTACCGGCGCACTCACTTTCGAGCAGGTGCGCGACAAGGTGATCAACGACGACGCCGAGGTTCAGGCTATCTCGCAGGTCGAGAAGATGGAATCGGACCGCGAAGAAGAGGCTCGCTGGGCTCGTATCGAGCGCATGGCTTGGAATCGTGAGATTGGGTACTTGATCTAGCTGGACGGATCGCCGCGCACCGTATAACGCGCGGCTTGCCCTGATGTCGGGTCAGCAAATTGACAGCAGTGGGAACTGAAATGCCCTGACGGCCGAGAACAGAACGGCGCTACACAACTGCTGACTTGAATACATAACGTTTCGACGTGGCGCGCAGAAGTCGGGCCAGGAGTCAGCAGCTGTGTGGTCGAAATGCCCGCGTAACCCCAGCAATGTCGCGTAGGGGCGACCGCACTAACTAACAACACGGAGAAATCATGCTGAACCTGAATGAAGAAGATCTGAAGGCCGCGATTGTCCAGAAAGTCGCCGACGAGATCCTGCATCGTGATGACGATATTTCCACGCTCGTGGCCAATGAAGTCAAGGCGCGTCTGGACAAGATTTTTACCGACAAGGCCCAAGCTCAGATCGAGGCTGCTATCAGCGATGCCGTACAAGGAAGCTTCGACCGTGAGTATCAGCGTGTCACCGCATGGGGTGAGCCTGAAGGACCCAAGACGACCATTCGTGCCGAACTTCTCAAAACGGTGAATGGCTACTGGAGCACTCGCGTCAATGCGCGTAACGGCGAACCGTCGAGCAGCAGCTATGACGGCGTGACTCGCGCCCAATACGTGATGACGCAGATCTGCGCCAAGGACTTTGTCGAGCACATGAAGCAAGCGGCTACGAACGTCACCGGCGCCCTCAAGGACGGCCTGCGGGTGCAGCTTGCGCAACACATGGACGAACTGCTCAACGGCCTGTTCCATGTAAAGAGCTTGCAGGATCAGGGCAAGGTCGAAAAGCCATATTGATCAGCACCGGCCACCACACCCAATAAACCAACCGCCGGCGGCGCCGGCCAGATAGGACAGATAGGAGCGAAGGATGGACACCTACGAATTTCAGATGGCCAGCGACGAAAGTCATGCGCTGGTACTTATCGGCGGAAAGGTTGTTGGAACGATTCAAAACAATCCGGCGTACCTCGGAGGCGGCCTGAACTTCGCGCAGAACGGTGCAGAGCACGGCAATCCACTGCCCAAGGTGGACGACGGTATGTGGGATCAGTTTTACGACTGGGCCGATGGAAAAGTTCCAGTTATCGAAACAGGTGCCCAATGACCGCCGCCCGCATCGCTCGCCGCCTGGTGCGCAAGATCGTCAAGCCGGTCGTGCTGTGGTGGACTGACCGGGCCT